CCGATTTTTGAGCGTTAATTTGTCATATTCCTCAAAGGAAATCAAACCGGAATGATATAACGCATCAGTCAGCTTTTGAGCACGGTGGTAATTCAGTTCATCTATCAATTTTTGTTGTTCCATAAAAGAATCCTCACTGATTGAAATTATCCCAAGAAACATAACCAGTCACAAATCGTCCCACCGGTGCTTTTCCGCAAAACTCCGGCTTTGTGGTGATCCGATAGCGGCCGTTCTTGCAGGCAATGCCGTCATAAAGATAGTAAGTGCCGCTGATTCTTCTGGTTACAGATGTAGTTTCTGCACTGGCGAACAGAGGTGTGTTGGCACGAATGGCAACCTTCTGCCCTTTGGTGAACTGGCTGCCATTGGTGTAGACCACATTTCCGTTGGCATCAAATACAGAATATCCGACCTTGCACACTTTTTTTGCATTTTCTAAGGAAGAATATGCCCCCAGCTGCGACTTCGCATCTGCCCAAGACTTCCTCACCCGGTAAAGCTGCTTTGCAGAAGGTGCAGAAATAGTGGAAGTTCCAGCATTCAAATAAGACTGTACCTTTTTCTTGAACTCCGCCCAATGCGGCAAGATGTATGCCGGACACATCTTGTACCGATTGTACATGGTGTTCAGCTGGTCAATCGTTCCGTTTCGTCCGTCACGAACATTGAGCCAGTGGGTATGCGTGTAGAGATGGTTAATGTCCAGTCCATACTGTTTTAATAACGCTGCTGCCAATTTTGCTGCATTATCTTCCGACTTCTTATCCGTAGAATTGTACGCAGAGGACATAATGCACTCAATGGCAATGGTTCTGCGATTTCCATTACCACTGCCGTCAGCAGCGTGCCAGCCGCTCAGGCTGTGAGGCAGATTCTGCCATGCACACACGTTATCCACATAATAGTGAACTCGTACGTCCTTCATGTTGTTATTGACGGTTGCTCTTGTGTACTGTTCCGCAGGGGTCGTTCCGCTTGCTACAGAAATCCAGTCTGTGTTGTGAACTGTTACACCGATAACTTTGCCCTCCATGGAAACAGAGGGCATATCAATGTGGTTGGGGTTGTGTTTAGTGAGTAAATACTCGTTGACGGTGACACCGCCAAATGTCGTTGTTGCATCTGGTCTTAAAATAGCCATATTACTTGTCCTCCTTGTCGGTCGTTTCTTCGGTTCTGCCGATTTTCGTTTGCAGAACATCAATTGCTTTTTGGATTGCGGGCGGATATGGGATCCCCATTAAACTTGTATTTTCCACGATGGAAAGCAGTTCGTTCAGGCAAAAGCTGATGCAGACTGCATCCCGGATGTAGTTGGTATTCAGCAGAATATCCATCCGAACTGCAACGACGATCAGCATTAAAGTGCAGACCTTTTTCGCCAGACCGAACCAGCCGGCTTTGGAAGAAAGTCCACCGCTTTCTGTGTGTTTGGATTTTTTCATCATAGCGGTGATGATGCCGGTGAAAAAGTCGATTGCCATAAAGACGACCAGTGTCACCAGAGCGGAGTCCCAGCCGCCAAAAATGGCAGTAAAAAAGCCGCCGACCAAGCCGACAGCCACGCAAATGGTATCTTTCATCATATTTTCAACCCTCCAGTACTTTCAGGAATCGGATTTTCGGGTGGGAATTGTTGCTTCTGCCCACCCAGGCAAGGTAATATTCGCCGTCAGAAATGCTGGTGCATTCTGTGATGGTGGTGATAAAGGTGTCCGACTGCAGCCATTGGAAATCCAGAGAAACCGCACGATTTGCATCAATCTCTGTGTTTACATACACGCCAATAGGAATGTCAATTTTCTGCGGTTTCGGCACCAGATACAAACTTCCGGTTTCACTGGAACCCGACTGATAGGATATCACGATTTCAGCGTTTTTCGTCAAGGACAGAGACTTTGTACAAACAGTCAAAACCAACTTATCCCAGTTGAAGCACTCCTGTGAATAGGATAGTACAAAATCATTTGCTGCACTGCAAAACTGCGGATAGGCAGCCAGAAAATCTGTCATTGTCTGATAGCTGCCGTCCAGAATCATGCTGAGATTCGATGCATAGGTCGAAATGGCATCCTGTCCGGACTGAAACAGGACGGTGTAATTTCTGCCGCTTGTCAGGTTGTCGATTTGCTTTTGCAGGCTCTCCAAAGTACGTTCTGCCGTTCCGATTCTGGAAGTATTGTTCTCCACCTTTTCCGAATAGACCGTAACCTTTGTGCTAAGCCCGTTGATTTGTGTGCCGAAGCCATCCCATTGTGCGATTTTAGCAGCAGTGATCTGCTCCAATGAGGATTGATTTTCGTGGGTATGTGCCTTTTCATTCAGTGCTGCAATGGCTTCCCGGAATGTTTGGATATTGTAAGTTGTATCATCCTCGAATTCCTGAAGAGCACGCAGCAAGGAAAGTTCATTTGCCGTCAAATCATCTAAAACATCCAGATTTTTATGAATGTGTGTCTGCTGTAAAAGCGGCTGAACCGCATCTTGAACCAGTGCTTTTACAGCATCGGTATCCGGATAATTTGTCAAATCAGGAGAAACGCCGTCCTTTCCGTCAATCCCATCTCTACCGTCTTTCCCATTTGTGCCGTCCTTACCGGGCAAACCGTCTGCACCATCTTTTCCGTCCTTTCCCGGTAATCCGTCCTTGCCATCAATACCATCCCTGCCTTTCAAACTCTCCAGCCATTCTGCAACAGTCCCCACAAAACCGTTTTCTATGGCAATTTCATAAGCAGAACGACCGTCTTTTCCGTTTGCTCCGGTTTGCATCTCGGAAAGCTTTTTCAAAAGCTGCGTATATAGATCCGGCGTTGGCGGAATGGGTGTTGCACTGTCCTCCACAAAGCCGGATTGTCGAATATGCAGTGTGACAGGAACCGTGGTTGCTCGAACCGTGGTATCGCTTTCCGCATCGTAGCCAAACAAACTCATTTTCACCGCACCGGGATGCAGTTCGGCAGGCAGCAAGCAGGTTGTTCCCTCTGTGCCAAGCACCACGTTGTATGTTTCTTCGCACTGCGTGAACTGCACCACTTTGTGCAGCGTTTTCCAAGCTCCATCGAACACGAACTTCACCGAAACAAATGCGATCTGGTCAGAAGCAATGATCTCTCGCTCCAACACTTCGATTTTTTGCTGTTTCACTAAGAATTTCATCATCCGTTTTTCACCTCGTTCCACACATCATTTTCAGAATCATATTCCAAATAACCGTCTGTACACTGGATTTTTTGCAGATAGTCATTGTAAAAATGCTTTCCGGAGGACATCCAGTTGCTTGGCTTGGTGATGGCGTTCCACTGAGCAATCGTGCCTTCATATGTGATGGCTGTTAGACTTTCACAGTATGTCAGCATATTTTCCCCAAAGGTTCTGCAATTCGCAGAAATGGTAAGGCTAGACAATGCTGTACATCTTGTAAACGCAAAAGAGCCAATGGAATCACACGCAATACGGGCAATCTTCAGCTTTGTACAGTCGCTGAAAACATACTTTCCCCATGTTTTCACGTTGGCAGGCACAGTGACTTCTGCAATGGCAGTGTGCTGAAATGCAAACGACTGAATTGCAGTAACCGCCTGCGGAATCGTAACGGAAGTCAGACCAGCGGTATAGCCGATTGCAGCATCTTCCTGTGCAAAAGCAGAATCGCCAATGCTGGTCAGTGTAGCCGGCAGAGATACCGTTTTCGCATTGGCACAATGATAGAACAGACAATCGCCCAAGCCAGTAATGCCATTGCTAAGTACGATTTCCTTAATCTGATCGTTTTGATAAAACACAGAATCGTGAGAAGTATAGTCGTATGTTGCACCCGTGCCACGCAGCAGCAGTTTGCCGTTGTCATAGAGAACATAGTAGACGTTTTCACCGCATTGTCCGCTTTTTAGAATATCACCGCCAATCAAGTCATCTACCTTGGTTTGCAGTTCGGAAATCTGACTGTT